TACATCGGTTGGATGTAGGGAGTTCCAGTTGTAGGGTTGTAGGGTACGTTTTCGTAGGCTACTTCGGGTAGGTCTACAACAGTAGATAGGTGGCTCTCAAGTGCGGCCCTAATCTCTTTGCTTATATCAGCCATATTTTATCCTTAGCCTCTCAAACACTCTGTGGTGAACTTCAACTCCCCAGTCATCATAGCGTCCGTGTGGCGATCCGTTTCTCAAAGTGACTGAAGATACATTGTCAAAATCTATCTTACCTATGTCTCCCTGTAGTAAAGACCTTGCCTCACCCGCCTTCTGTGCTGGTGATTGATTGCCCACCTTACCATGAGAACTCTCGCCCCTTGGCCTACCAGCCCCCGTGGAAAATGAGAAACCTGTGATATAAGCGCCAGTGTCAACAAAAGGAGTAGAGAAGGTTATCGCACTGTCTGCAATGTCTTCTGCTAAGTCCTTAGCTTGCATCTCAACGTGGTCCCTTATCTTGTCGAACTCCGACCTAAGTACGTTCTTGTTTACTTTTACCGTTGTTTTAGTTTTCATTCTGCTACCTCGCAGAGGTAACAAACAGGTATAGCGCCATTGTAGACCTTCTGTACACGAGTGATGTTTACAGTATCGCCAATCCCAGTAATTTGATCTCCATCGTCAGGTTCGGTCCCCAGACCCAAGTAAGGGATAACCACCCTACGAGAACCCCGTCTAATATCATCTGTCAGTATTCCCTCGTCTGAGTTATATACATAGCCAGTGAAAATGAAGTTCTCAGTTGTTGTTGAAGCAGAGCCAGTGGCAGGGTCGTACAGACCTACAGTGGACTTTACAAGTGTCAGTTCGGAGCCGTAACGCTCTACCAGTTTAAGCAAGTTGTACGCCCTCATATGACCTGTCCCTAATCGTAGTTATACTCTGATGTGTCGATCTTAAATTGGTCCTTGGTGAACTCAGGCTTAACACGGTTTGTGTTAGCTCTAATTCCGTCTACTGTGGATACCCTGATGCCGCCAGCTGCGATACCAAGACCTCCTAGCTTCGATCCTTGATACTCTAGGTTATCAGCCAGTGAGTTATAGTGAGCTTGTAGTTGGGAGGCACTCTCTTTTAAGGCACCACTGATCTCGCTGTCTACGTTTCGTGAGTACTTCGCCGCTATTACACGACACAACCAAGCACCCGCGCTGTAGACGTTGTTGTTAGCTTGAGCTAGACCGAAGACAATCTCTTCATCTTGCACTTGTTGGTCATTGGTGTCTGTATCACCTATTAGTAACCTTACAGCGTTTAAACGACCAAGTGTGTCGTCTGTGTTAAGGTTGCCTTCATCGTAGCTCCAAGCCATTAGTCGTTCTCCAACTGTCCATATGTTCTGCGCCAACTACGGATCAACCCGCGTTGCTTTTCAACTATCTTAGACTTCTTACACTTCTTGCGGTCAAACTCAGCTTGGGAAGTTGTCTTAGCTTTAACTTTCTCATTGATGGAGTTAACTACGCTTGTTAGCGCCTCGACATCAAGAGCTTCTAGTCCGTCACCAACTTTGGCTTTGTCTTCCAACTCGCCGTTGTGGTAAAGGTAATCATTGTTATACAGAGCTTCTACAGCGTTCTTGTCCACAGATAGCTCTTTCCAAGGGAAGTGTTCTTGTCGTTTCCACTCTCGCTTGCCCCCAGTGAAGGGTACTTTAACAAAGACGGGTCTGTCGTATTGTAAACTCATGTCGGGTTCCTCATGTAAAAGTGGTGGGGACCACGAAAGCCCCCACCAAAGTTGTTTAGGCTACTACTGTATCGAAGAAGTAACCCAAATCAGCGCCAGTGACTTTCATGTCATAGGCCATTTTAACTTGGATGTGTTCAGCAACTTGCTGACGCTTGAGTGCATCGTCAGAGAAGCTCTCTACGGTGATGCCCAAGTTGTTTGCGCCGGGAACATTGTTCCATGCGAATGTGAGACCAGCGGCAGGGGTCATCAGACCAGCGCCTTTTGGACCGTGTACCAACAGGGCATGTTTGCCACCGATGAAAGAGTTGCTTTCCGCTACGCCTTCAACGCTGTCGTTCTTCACAGCTTCCATGACGTAGAAGTTTTCTACCTCAAAGATTTCAGCCAACTTAGCGTCAGTGATGAGTGCTGTGTTTGCTACAGTTGCGCCACCGTTCAGACGGGCAAGGATAGCTGGGTGGTTGATGAGTATGTCACGGACTTCCTTACCTACGACCATTGTGTTTGGCTTGAAGCCACCAGATTTCAGCTGCATAGTGCGGCGAGCAGTGGTCACATCACGGATTGGTGTCGAGTTGGTGTAATCGGACCACAGGTTTGCTGGTGTTGATTCTGAACCCCAGATAGATGCAGCGAAGAAGTTTGCAGCGAACTGCTCTTCACGGTGGATCATCAAACGTGTTGCCAAAGTCTGTGCGCCAGCTGAACGGATGTCCAGTGCTGCGTCTTCGTTTGCCAAAGTCTGTTGGTCGAAGTCCATGCCCAAGCCGAATACGTCAGCGTAGTAAGAGCTATTGGAGATCGACATGCCGATGCGGTTAACTTCTGTGCGTGGAGCCAGGGCTTTAACATCGCCAGTACGGTTCATGTTGTCGCGGTCATAGATGTAGAACTTGTCGGACTGACGGTCAACGCCTACGACAGGGAATACTTTATCCGCAATGAAGTTGTTTTGATCTTGAGCAAACGCCAAAGTGAGGTTTGTCAAGGGTTGGTCCAGATGGACCGAAGATGGTGTCAAAAGTGGCATTATATTCTTCCTTTAATGCTATAGATTAGGCTACTACGTTGCCGCCCTGAATCATTTCCATTTCGATGATTTGACCGTCTACGCCAGCTTCACGAGCATAACCAAGTACGACATCACCAGCTGCGGCAGTCAGTGCAGTGCCATCAGCACCAGTTTGAAGTTGTGCGCCAGCTGCGATTGTGCCACCAGCTTCTACCATTACAGAACCAGATACACATACAGTCACTGCTTTGTCAGCAGCTGCGCCAACAATACATACGCCCATAGCGTTCTCACCAGCAGAGTCAGCAAGGTCAACCTTACCGTCTGATTCCAGAGTTACGAATTTGAATTGTGCTGCGGAGAGGTCTTCCCCTGCAACGAAAGTGCGGTTGTCGCGAGATTGCATAACAGCCATTTTTATTCCCCTTTGTAGGATTTAGTGATTAGAGCTTTACCTTCATCGGTCCTTGCTACGGCAGCGTATGCTTTAGCGTAGTCACTCTTTTTCATTGAGTTGGTGTCCATATGGGACTTTACAAGTGCATCAAGTTTGTCAGCTGCGGTAGTGAACTCACCGTCAACATCGGACTTGCCTACTTCTTCCATTGACGCACCGAAGGCAGCATCAGCCGCTTTGAGTACACCCATGATCTCTTCGTTAGCCTCGAAAGACTTAACAAGTTCTTTTGCAGCTGCTACGTCAAAGTTAGGAAGGGCTGCTTCCGCCTTGGCAGTCAGTTCTGCATCTGCTTTAGCAACCTCAGCGGCTTCAAGAGCCTTCAAGATTACAGCAGGAATGTCAGCTTTGTTGATTGACTCACCGTCATACTCGACAAACTCTTCTGGGGCTTTCTTCTCAATGCTCTCAGCACGGATCACATAGCCATTTTCAATGAGAGCTTTACGCATGTTCTGATTGTCAGCTTTCAGGCGCTCTACTTCTTCTGCGAGAGGGTTGATTTCCTCAGCAGCTTCTTCTACAGCTTCTTCTGACTTCTTCATGTCAAAGTTGTAAGCCTTCATAGCTTCTTCTTCTGACATGCCCTTATCCATGTAAGGCTTGAGCTTTTCCAGCATCTCGTCAGACATTTTCTCTGTTGTCTCTACTTCGTTTTCCATAATATCTCCGTTGGAGTTGTCCCGCTTGAATAGTGAAACCATTGCTTGTGCATTGGCTGGGCGATCAACTAACGACAGTTCATCTAACTCAAGCTCCTTTAAAAGGTTAGCCATTATAACTCTTCCTTCATTGCTCTGCCGCCAATGCTAAAGGCAGCTAGTTCACCAGACTTGACCTTGGCCCAAACGTCATCGTTATATACTTTAAACGCGACAATCCAACCCTCACGGTCACTCTGTATGCCAAGGCTCTCACCGATCTCTTTCGTGATAGGCATGGAGTGGATAACCGCCCCAATCTGATCTCCCTTGTGCATCTCTTTACCTACACGCACATGCTCCATAAACTTGTTTACGGCACGAACTAGCGTGTCAGGTGCAATCATATCTCCTTGGCGGTCAATCACTGGTTCACCCTTTTCGGTTACTACAGAGGCCCAGCCATAGACCATACGTTGCTCATCATCGGCCTTTAGGATTTGGCCTGTTATATCTTTTGTCATACTACCCACGGTACTACCACTCCACATTCTGCACGACCAATACCGTGCGCTTGTTTTATCCTTTGCAGTGTCACATGAGTGTCGGCTGCGGAAGTTAGCCCTAGCTTTAGGGTCGTCCCTGCGGATTTCCATGTTAGGGTCTCCGAAGGTAACCTTCTTAGTCTTGTCGCCATCCTTGACGTACACACCAAACTTCTTGCTGGAACCTTTAGGTAAACGGAAGGGTTTGTTCAGTGGCTTGTCAGCTTTGTTGATGTCTTCCTCTAGGGGGAGGTTGTCTATGTCAAAAGCGTCAGCCATTAGTCTAAGTCCTCTTTGATGATGACAGTGAAGTACCCATTGTTAGGAAAGGTCTCTACTGTGTTATCACCGTAAGTCACTTCGATCTCACCGTAGTAAGTCCCAGCTGTGTCAGTGTCTCCAGCTTGCCATGAGTACTCTACGATACCGTTGACAACATCCTCAATGTCAGCTACAGCATCAATCTTTAGAGAGGAAGCACCAAAGGCCTTCATGTGAAAACGTGCAGCACAACCAGCTAAACCGATTGGGTTACCAAGTGCATCCTCAAGCGTTACAGCCAGCTTAGGGCTTGTGTCGTTTGTTTTAATCCTAAAAGCCATTAGCCTACCTTAACTCTATTGCTAGTTCTGATGTTTGTGGAGTTACCGTTTCTTCCTACAACCCTGTTACCTATCTTGCGTCTGTCTATATTGATGACCCTAGCTAGGTCAGCGTTGTAATAGGGTTCACCCAGAACTGGTGGCCCAGACAGTAGTACATCCATGTAGAACAGGTGGTCGCCTACCTTCTGTACTTTTGGTACATCTGGTTGGCCTGTTGTGACCCCCTCAGCGAAAAGGACGTTGTTCTCTGTAAATGGCCCAAACGGTATGATGACAGCGCCAGTGTTTAGGGTGCCAGTATCGAAGGTCTCTTCTTCCGACATACTGTTGGCTGGTAGCTCTACAGCCCCAGTAACCAACTCAGGTGCAGAGAACGTCTCCTCCTCTTGCATCGTATTGTCTGGTACGGAAGGCGCTCCAGCTTCAAGTACGACAGAGGATAGTTTGTTGTCTTCTACGAAGTCAGCACTAGGAGTTACAGGAGTGTCAGTCTCAATGTCCCTAGCTACGAATGTTTCCTCTTCAAACATCGTATTGTCTGGAAGATCAACCGCGCCAGTCTCAATAGCTACAGCATCTAAAGTCTGACCTTGGTTGAACCCAGAAGTTCCGTTGACAGGACTTGCTGTTTCCAGTGTTCCAGTGGAGAACGTCTCGTCCTCTTGCATAGTATTGTCTGGAAGGTCTACGTTCCCAGTAGCAAGCTCTCCGGTGGAAAGTATGTTGTTCTCTGTGATGTCTGCCGTGCCAGCATTTGGGGAACCTGTAGCAAGTTCTCCGGTGGAAAGCGTCTCTTCCTCAGACATTGTTGTGTCGTCAACAACAGCAGCGCCAGTAGCTAACTCTATAGGCTCAAACGTCTGATCCTGATTGAAAGCAGATGTACTGTTAACTGGGGTGCCTGTAGCAATCTCACCGGAGGATAGTTTGTTATCTTCGGTTATGTCTGCCGTATCTACGACAGGTGTTGCTGTAAGCTCACCAGCTGAGAAACTCTCTTCCTCGTGGAACAGTGTTACGTCAACCGTTGGGGCGTTAGTATCAAGAGCTATAGGCTCAAACGTCTGATCTTGGTTGAAGCTAGTGTTGTCTACAGAAGGGTTACCAGAGGTGACAAACAAGCCACCCAAGGTTTCTTCTTCGTACATAGTGTTGTCTGGAACTGTCACCGCACCAGTGGTAATAGCGACAGCAGTTAGTTCGTATCTCTCGCTGCCAGCCCCTGCAAAAGTAGCGGCTGCAAAAGGGCTGGTTCCAAACATCTAATGCTCCTAGTTCTCGTCACCCTCATAACGGGATGTCCACATAGTAAGGGAATACTTAACCCCAGACTGTAGCTCATCGACGTAGTGTCCATGTGTTACTTGTGCAGGGAACAAAATGCAGCTTCCAACAGGTACATCTAGGTTGGTAAACTTTTGTCGGGGGAAGTAGAGAGTAGCACCTTCGTAGTCATTGTTCAGCTTAACACTCCCTGTAACCAGAGATGCGTCAGTGTGAAGCCCAAGAGATGTCTGAGTGTCCATAGCGTAGCGCATAGTGAAGGCGTCACGCAAACCCATGTACTGTAGGGGCTGCCAGTGCTTCTCGCATATCTTAGCTAACTTGTCTTCCCAGAGCTTCTGGTAA